CACTTCTGTTTGAAAACTAATCCCATAGGTTTTTGAAACAAGTTCAAAGAGTTTTGAGATACTTTCAATCTTGTCTGCTTCAAAACTGAGTGATCCATAAACACTCGCATCTTTTTGAACAGTCAAGTAATCTAGGTTTTGCATGGAGTCAGTATTCACTTTAAAATGTGTATGAATGATTTGATACAAGTAATCGATTAAATCACCTATGAAACTAACTACAGGTATATCTAGATTAAAAATCTCTCTAAAATCAAGGGCTTTGATGATGGTTGAATGATCGTCTTTCTGTTCGATACTTTCTAAGATTCCGATATAGGAAAATACTTCATTTGAAGCAATCACGATATCGCCTATAGCAGTTTGAATATTAGTTTTATTGGCTTTAAAAACTGAACGCTGGATGATCACCATATCAAGGTTAATCTCATATTCTTTTCCAACTGGTGCATAGTCTTTATATTGAAGGGTTTTTCTATCTAGAAATATGAGTTTCATATTAAATACCAATATACCCTTCAAGAAGCGTTACTTTACATAAAGACTCAGTCGCCACACCTGGTTTAAACTCTATTTCATAATTCCCATGATTCACAAATAGAAAATTATCTTCTTGAAAGTCTTGTAAGCCATAAACATCTTGTGTAGTTCCGTTTTCTAGTAATGATATTTCTTGTTTACTTGGTATGGCTATGATTTTTAATGACGCACTCTCTGATTCAACATATAGTTTCATTTTAGAGATGACATAACCGTTTTTTAGAATAGATACTTCAGGGTGATAAAAGGCACCATGGATTTCAATGTTAATCGGTGCTTCATCTAATCCTTGATTATTAATATGAATGAGCCCCTGATAAGAACTCTCATAGTGATAAGGATAACTATATGGATAAACTTTACCAGACTGATTTCCATTGGCGATAATCTCAAAGGTTTTTTCCTTATACCACATGGATACTTTTTTGAAAACTATTTGACTTTGAATGGTTGAAGCGACCAGTTCACCTTTGGATAGACTTAAAACATCAACATAACAATATGCTTTAAAGGCTGGTGTTTCATAATGCATCTTTAGTGCGTCTTTGGATCGTGATAAGTAATCTACAAAGTCTTTGTATCCCTGATAGCCTTTTAAAAATATCAATGTTTCAGTAATATCTGTTAAAGGGAGATTGCTTTCAGTTTTTGCAAAATATTTATTGTATTCTAAATACTTAATATCTAAAGAAAACCCAAGACCACTGGCTTGGGTTATAATCGTTTGATTCTTATGGTTGAAAAAGTATAGTTCACCATATTCGTTTTCTAAGTAAAATGCTCTGATCAAATGACACTACCTCCTAAGGCTTGATTGATAGAATCAATATCAAAAGTAGGTGAGGTTGTATTGATTGTGATATGGTTTGTGTTAGCGGTACTTGTTGATGAATTTGTAGTGTTAAGTGTCTGGCTAGACCCTTTTAAGTTAAATGTATCACTAAAAAACCCTCCAACCTTACCAAAAAAGCCACCAACTTTATCTGCAGCCTTACCGGCAAAATCACTAATGCCTTCAGTGACGTTGGTTGCAATGTTACTAATCCCTTCAGTCACACTACCAAATACATTTTTTACCTTACCACCAAAGTCACCAATCTTTTTAGGTAACTCTCCAATCCATTCAAAGATTTTTTGAATAAACTCGATAATCTTTTGAACGACTTTCAAGATGGGTTCAAGTACTGTCTTTAAAACTTTGATTGCTGGAACTAATATCGCTTGTAAGACTTGACCTAAAGTAGTAATCAAAGGTGCCAGTGCTTCTAGTATTTCAGCAAACATTGTCACTTGCATAATCAGTGGCATGAGTAAAACATCTAAGATAGGTACTAATAAATCAACAAGCATCACAACTAAATCAATAATCACATCTAAGATTGGTTGTAAGGCTGTAAGTAGTGCATCAACGATCATCATGATCGGAGGCAGTAACAACATGAATGTTTCCATCAGTCTATCAAGTAAAGCTCTAAACTCTTCACTTTGAAATAAAGCAAGGGCTAAAATGGCGATTAGCGCGCCTATACCAAGGGTTGCAAAGTTTATACCTGCCCCTGCAAAAAGACCAGCAGAGCCCACACCTTTGAGCGTCATAGCCACAATATTTAAAAGCGGTCCAACCTTACCAATAATGGCTAGAACCGGACCAACTGCAGCGACCAGACCTATGAGGGTTGCGATCATTTTCTTTGTATCTGAATCTAGACTATTCCATTTTGAAATCCAGTCTTTGACTACAGGTATCATTTCATCTCTAACTTTGATAATGAGGTTTTGAATCACTGGCATGAGTGTGCTTGCAATATCTACAGCTAGACTTGCTAATGCTTGTTTGGTTCTATCTAGGGCATCCGTAAACTCACCAGCTTGTGCAGCTTGCTCATTCGTTACAATACCAAGTTCTCTTGCTTCTTGTCTTAAGTCATTAATAACTTCTGCTTCTTTAGATAAAACTGGAATAATGTCAGCTGCGACTCTTTCACTTAATAAGTCATTGGCTACACCTAGTCTTACTGCTTCATCTTCAACTTTACTTAAAGCATCTCTTATTAGCAAAAATGCTTCATCTGTATTTTTTCCTTTTAAGTCATCCACTGTCAGTCCAATTAAAGCTAGGCTATCAGCAAACTTATCACCGTTACCAGTTGCGATATCACCTAAGATACCATTAACCTTAACAAATGCTCGTTCCATTCTTTCAGTAGAAACACCTAAAATAGTCGCAGTATGATTCCACTCTTGAAATGCTTCAGCTGATAAACCAATCTTTTCTGCAGTATCACCAATCTCGTCAGCTGTATAAGCAGTCTTTATCGAAAAGGCAGTTAAAGCAGAAACGGCTCCTAAGATAGGAACCGTCACAGATTTAGTCAGTGTTGAACCAAGTTTACCAATCTTATCAAACTTGGCATTGCTTAATTCTTTGATTTTATTGTTTGTGCTACTTAACTGGCCATTAAGTTTTGCAAGTTCAGCCTCTGTGTATTGGACATTTCGTTTGAGTTTGTTAAACTCATCTTGACTCATATCACCAATCTGAACTGCTTTTTTAGCCTTTTCAAGTTCTAGATTTTGTGTATCTAGTCTTTTCTTTGTAGTTTGCAAAATACTATTTAATTTATCTTGTTTTGATTTCCATAAATCAAGATTTGAACTATCATATCTTAGATTAGCATTAATAGCTTTTAGATCTTTATTTTGCTCCTTGAGATCCTTTTTAATGTCTTTAAGTTCATTTTCTAAATCTCTACCATCAAGGCTAAGTTTGATATTAAGTCCTTTTACTGTTTCTGCGATGTTTCCACCTCCAATGCATAAAAAAACACATCATTAAGATGTGCGTTTCTATATTGTTACTTTATTTTAGCTATTAAGTCTTTCATACTATCTGCAAAAGTAGGAATATTATTGTTCCAGTAAGGTATAGATACTTCTACTGAACGTACTGCATTCTTGAACTCTTCTTTACTAAAAGTTTTTTTAAATTTCATAAGGAAAAATTCAAAGTCACTCGGCTTCATAGAACGTTTATTAATTTCACCTTCAGCAAGCTTTATTAATACATTAATATATATCATCGCACTACCACGATTCATACCAGTTTTTTCTGAAACCATATCAGCTAATTCACCTACCTCACCGAACCCTTTTCTATATTCCAAGAATGCACGCCATACTTCCTCAATCATTTCAGTTGTTATAGAATTGTTTTTTCTTCTTTTGGAATGTTCATCATTTTCTTGATTTACTTCGAAAGAATTTGATTGTTTAGTTTGTTTTAATGTAAAAGGTAGGCCTTTCTCCTTTACAATTTTCTTCATAAAAATTGAAAAAGCAATATCAATATCTACTCCTACCGAATCTAATATAACCTCAACTTCTTCAAGTAATGAGTCATCGACTTCAAATAATAATTTTGACATAAAAAACCTCCTCTTATTTTAATTACATTTATTTACTATAGACTTATTATATATTACATTATATTTACTGTCAATAGTAATCTATGTAATGCTTATGTAATTTAAATTAAAAAGGCGTCAATATCATTTTGTGTTGCTCTTTTAGTGGATTTATTGCCACTAATAACGTTTTTCTCTAGTTCCACGATTGAAAAGTATGTTTCTAGATCAAACGATTTTGTATCTTCAATGGATAAACCTAAGTGTGCAAGATTAAAGATGATATTAGCTGTGATGTCTTTTTCTTCTGCACTACTTTGATTTACTGGGTGAGGGTTTGCTTTTCTGAAATGTCCCGAGCATTTCACCTATCGTATTCGTCAGATTTTGTAACTCATCCTGGTTACTTAGTAAACCAAAATCAAGTGACATTAAAAAGTCATTATATGATTGTTTGCTAAAAGGTCTATGAAGCACATAAATGATTCTAAAGATTGTATCAATCACTGTCGATAAGTCTTCTTCTTTCTTGCCGGTTTTTTCTAACTTTTTAATATCACTAAATAATTCAGTTGAAAATACATTACGGTAATCAATAATCGTAAATAGTGATGAATGCAGGCGATAGTCCTTATCACCTAGATTAAGTGTTTTTTCCATGTGCTACTCCTTATAAGAATGTTGGCAATGTCGGTGCAGTGGTTAGAAATGTTGCATAATTCGTATCACTTGCTCCTGCGATTGCTCTTAAGATAAGATTGTTTCCTGCTTCAATAGGTCTAGCTGTAATATTAAGTTCTATTGAGTTTGCTTCAATAGAATCTGATTTTGTTTTACTTGAGTCTCCTGAAGGTGTCGCAGTACAT